GGGATAGTCAGACTTCCGGTGAAACCGGAGCAGTTGCTGAACGCATAGTTTCCAATCGTGGTGACGGAATCAGGGATAGTCAGACTTCCGGTGAAACCGGAGCAGTTGCTGAACGCATAGTTTCCAATCGTGGTGACGGAAGACCCCAAGGACAGCCCCGTGAGTGTGCCTACGGCGCCCTTCCAGTTATCCGGGATGTCCCCGAGAATAAAATCGGTGACGGCACTGGCGGTCTTGACGAAGGTCGGGGTTTGCGTATGTTGCAGGTCGGACGAAGCTGGTAGTGTCCTCCAACTCGACTCATCGCTGATCGTCCCACCGATGTACTGCTCAACCCTGTTCGCCTCAACCGTCACACGCACGATGTGTCCCGCATCAATTCCGGTCAGGGCCAGCTTTGCGGCGTTGTTGGCAACGTCGTTGAGGGTGAACGCCAAAGCTCCCAAAGCCGCCGCAATCTGCGTTCCTGCGGGGTTTACGTCGGAGGCTGTTTCTGTTATGCCGAGTGCGCCTAAATTCGTGCGTGCATCCGCCGCCGTACTCGCACCCGTACCGCCGTGTGTGACTGCAAGGTCGGTGGTCAGCGCAAGTCCCGTGCTGTCAATCGTCGCTTGCGTCGTGCCTGTGTCGTCTTGGAATGCGATGCCTGCGGCACTGGCGGCTTTGATGATTGGCGAGATGATACCAATCAAAAAGTGTCCGAAGTTCGTTGTCACATCCAGCCAGAATGTGTTGACGCCTGAAATCAGATTGCGAAACGTCCACGCGTTGGCGGACGTCTCGTTTGAAGACAGCCCCATCGCCCAATAATCCACATTATTGGTTTTGAAATTAAACGATGCGAAATCTGACGGTGTAGCCCGGTTCATTTGCGCTATCGATGCAGCAGCAAAACTAGCAATACGCGCCCATCCGGTTGAGGCGGTTCGCGTTCCGTCTCCCGTCACAATGCCGAGGTTGTTGATCGTCGCTTGTGTTACATCGTCGGAGTCTTTCAGGGCTATGCCGGAGGCGGTCAGGGCTTTGACTGTGTTGATGGTAATGCTTGTGATTCCCGCCCACCAAGCCGCAATCGCCTGCCGGACACGCAATGCAGTAAACGCCCGTCTTGTCGTCGCTGTGCCTGCTTCTGCTTCCGCTTGGTCGATTGTATCCGCTGTCCATTCTCGTGCGTCTGTTAGGCGGGAGTCACCTGTGCCTACCTTTCCATCCAAAGCATCTTGCAAATCCGTCTGGTCGGACAGCGTTCCTGTGATCTCGCCCCATTCGCCAACAAGAGCGACGTCAATCTCGTCCTCCAGCTCGTCAATCGCATCTTGCACATTGTCTGCTGTCAATCCGCTCGTGGCGTTGTCATACGTGATGTCGCTCGCAACAGGGTAGGTCGTTGTGCCAACGTAGTCCACAGCGTCGCTGTCAGGAGCATAGTTCACGACGAATGTGCCACCAGCGACAACACCCGTCATGGTGTCGTCAGCGTCGAATACCTTCACGGTGTACGTGTACGTTCCCGCTGGCATATTGCTCTCGGCACGGGACAGCGACACAGTGGCTTTGTCGGTGTCGGCGGATACTGTGCCTACTTTGTTGACGTAAAGTGTGCTAGGGTCTGATGCGAGCCATGCTTCGAGCTTGCAAGAACCTCCTTGAGGCATGTCCACACGTCCGTCCCACTTGGATGTGGCAACGAACTCAAGCTGGAGTGTTTCCGCTTGGTAGAACTCAAACTGTTCAGCCTCAGACGCTCCGCTGAAATCTGATTTGATTAGATGCTTTCTGATTGTGGCTGTGTCTGTCATGATTTTTTCACCTTATACGTTTTCTACGTTTTTGTCAACGCCGTTTAAATACGGCACTTGCTGAATCCGCAAATGCCCCTTGCATTCGCCCTGCGGTTCGTGATGGGCAAAGGCAACTATTCTAGACCCGTCATCTCTGGTTACAACGTGTTCGCAAACGCAATGTGATATAACGCAGAACCTCAAATCGTTAGCCTTCCAGCGTCTCCAGTTTAAGAACAAATCTTGAGTGCCTTTGCCTTCATACCCGTCAAATGCCGCAAGAGCCAAGGCACGCCGTGATAATAGATTACAACCCAGACCCGTCCAATCTGTCTCAAGGACAGCTCCCCGACCGATACCAGGGTGTGCATTGTCAAACCAGCCCCTGCGTCTCCACTTCTTCGCATTCAGCTCAAATATGTTCCCCTTCGGTGGGCATTTCTTGACCTCTTCCATGATGTCGTGGAAGGCTTTAACGTCTTCTGCCTTCGGGTCTTTTTTCTCTATTTTTGCTTTTGCCTCGTCAAATCGAGTTTGAAGTTCTTCAGGTACATCTCGCTCTTCAGGCAAGTGGTCTTCTTCTATCGGATGCGACGGGCTTCCGTGACCGCCGAGGAACGCTGCTCCGCTGTGGGAAGGGTATGTCACGAATGCCACGTCATAATACCCGTCATCAAACTGTAGCATGTCCAAGGAGCAAGACAGGGCATTATAAGGGACCAGAATATCAGACTCCACACACCAGCACATGTCTGCGCCAAGCTCTATGGCTTTGCGGAATCCCATTTGCTGTAAGTCAGCAATTAACAACTGCGCCTTCTCTTTGTACCTTACTTTATCTTCAGACCTCGTTGACACTTCTATATGTGCATTCGGACATACCTTTCTGGCATACTCTACGCCTTCTTGATCGGTTGAAATAACAATCTCAAAATCAATTTCATATCTGCTTCTTGCGTGAAACACCGCCGCCTGTATTCTGCGGACACAGTTGTCCAAGGCGTATTGATAAGAGTGGGTTCCTGCGATTGTGCATACGATTTTCATTGTTGTCCTTTAGGTTTTTATGTTTTTGTAAATTTTGTTATACTCCTAAAAGTAGACGCAACTGAGCTAAATCCAAGGGTTAATAACTTAGTGCCACCTTTATATAATACTAGCCCATCTCCGCCTGTAATACTTATAGTGTTATCTCCTGCATATGTCGATTTATATGTCGCAATTTCACCGCCAGTCGGGTCAAAAGTAGTGATCTTATAGACGCCTCTTATGTGTAAGTCAACATCTCCGTCAAAACCATTATTAGCAAAAGATGCTTCTCCTTCTCCTGCAAGAATTAAATTATTAGTATAATGAGTAGCATCCCATGATATTTCAGTGTTTATTAATCCACTATATGACGTTGTGAGAGATGCATCTGTAGTGGATACAGTACCAGTGCCAGTGCCAGTGCCAGTTGTCTTAATTGATGTGCCATAGGTTGTAGCTGATACAGAGTCTATCGATTGAGATGCCTTATATAAGTCTCCAGTTGCAGTTGTTAACATTACTCCACCATTATAAACAGATGATGTAGTGAAATCAACAAAAGAGATGTTTGCAGGAATAGAAAATCCTAATCCAAACCCATTATCATATGACATGTCACCAGATGGAGTTATTCCTGCTGCTGTTTGATAAGTTTGAGCAAGACCAAATGCTTGAGTAAATGGTATAGAAGAAGTAGTACCTCCAACGGATAACATGTCACTTCTTTGAATTTTTGCTTGAGTTACGGTAGAATCTGCATCGCTTAAATACGAGTCTACGTATGAGTAAAAACCTGTGTCAGAGGTTATATATGTTGGTCCACCATAATATGTCATAGCTACGTTCTCAGCTGTAGTATATTGAGTGCTTAATCTTACCACATTAGCTAATGAAAATGCATCTACACTATTGTTAGAACCTCCATAAGTAGTCAAATAAGTTATTTCATTACCATTTTTTGACATTATATATCTTCCACCTGACAATGAATATGTGATATTCCCAAGCTTACTTCTTGCCTCGGTATAAAATCCACCAGTCCACTCAGATGTAGTAGCTGTTGTAAGTGAAATAGTAACAGGTATAGTAGATGCTAATGTATACGTATTAGTATATGGATGCGAAGATGTAGATGAGTATACGAATAATTTACCATCCGTGTCAACAGATTGCTCTTGATACGTTGTAGAAACAGTTGAACTTGAAGTAGAATGATAAGTAGCCTCTGCATTATGAGTAGGCCATAGAGAGAAAGCTTGAAACGAAGTTGTATTAGTTGTAGTTGTTTTTAATTTCGTTTTTATCTCTGTTTGAGTATCATATACGGATGTTAAGAAATTAGCACCTTCAGAAGGAAATTGCGCACCAGCATCAATTTTTGTTCCTAAATCACTATAAGCAACTGACCACTCAACGACATCTCTTGGATATCCACTAACAGGTAAGACATAAGCAAGTCTTTCATTGTAATTGGCCCAATATGCAGGTACAGTGGTTTGACCTAATGTATAAAAAGAGGTAAATGTTGTCGAACGTAGAGAAGAATCTGTAGTAATTGTTCTGCGAGTTGATGAAGTTGAAACATCTGTTTTACTAGCAGTTGTGGTATAGAATCCACTATCAGTGCTTGTACCTATTGCTCCATAAGTTACAATGCCGTATGTTCCAGTCGTAGGTATTGTATCTGTGTCTGTATAAAAGCTTGTAAAACCAGAAGTAGTAGTACCATTAGCGGTATAATCTGTTTGACCATATGTTGTTCTTCTAGTAGAATCTAAAATAGTCTCATTGATTGTAGTGTTTGTGGTAGGAGTGAAAGGCCAAGATTGCGCATTATTATAAGTATATCCGTTAATAGTACCATAGGTTACACCTAATACATTACCTGTATACTCATAAGTTGTCCAATAAGATAAATGAGCACTTGCGAGTGCGTTTGGTTTCTCATTATAAATAGTGCTATTCCATCTGTCATAAAAAGATACATCTGAGAAAGTAGACCTTAATGCATCACTATAAAAATCGCCTCTATGTCCAGAGAACTGAGTTGTTGTTCTTGATACAGGACCAGTGGATACAGATGTAGGAACAACATCTGTATATGAGCCTGTGTCACCAGTATGAGATGTATATGTCTTCGACGTAAATTCTTGAGGAAATCTATCTGTCAAATTTACTATTGTGTTTCCGTTAATCACTTGATGTTATCTCCCATCTATACCAAGGTATGTATTGTCTTTCTCCAACAGCGGGATTTGCCACCGTCTCTTGATATACCTCTACGCTGGTAGCCACAAGATTTGTGTCTCGCACTTGGTATACAACTCCATTGCCAATGACGGCAATAACATCCTTCACCTCGGTTGGTGGATGGCTGGGGGTTGTGGCACTCGGAACAGGATATGTTGTTTCTTTTGATAATGATGCAGAAACGGGACTTCCGGCAGTGCTTGTCATGGTCAACACAATGTACTCGGTTACCGTTCCTGTTATCTCTATAGGGTCAAAGATGTCTGTAGGGACGATGCTGTTGATCGTGCCGGGTCTTACGCTAACCCGCTTTGTATCGCCATCGTCATTGCGTGTGGTTTGCCAAGGTGAAGGCGTCAAAGAAGATGTAGTCGTCGGTATCCGCAACCTAACCCGATAGCCGTCGAAAGAGAACGAGCCTCCGCTCACCTCCCAATTAGACATGAAGTTCTTTGCCTTTCTCAAAAAAGAAGGGCTGGCTTCAGATACAGACGACCCTACTCTGCGGATGTTTGCGCTCATTACGCCTCGCTCACCACAGGCTTCCATTGTCCATCTGTGGCAGACCAATACTCAACGCCGTACCCGTCGCTTTCCCAAGACTCTGATACAAGCAGAATACCGGATTCACCTTGATTGTACTGCAAGGTTCTATCCATGAGCCTTATTTCGCCATATTCTTCTTCGTTAGATGTTCGGAGATCTTGAACATCTACAGACTGCCCACAGGCATTGACATCAACTTCGCTAGGGCTTCCCGAATAGTCAATAGTGAACAAGGTTAACGTAAATGGCGGAACATATTTTGCGAACCGCTCGACAGAATAGCGGTATTGTCGATACTGAAGTTTTTCACCAGTAATCTGGTCGTCGTCTTCCCACCTGTCGTAGTACTCTCTAAAGTTGCCTAAAATCCATTCTTGCTGTGCCATTACGGAGCCTCCGGTGGTTTAGTTAGCTTGTTATCTATACTTTGTAGCAATTCAATTTGCCTTTGTTTTTCTTGTGCTGGAGAAAGCCCTCCTTGTGGCATGGACATTTGTAATTTTGTTAAACCATAAATGACAGGATTTAACGCCTTGAATGTTAGTCTGTAACTTTCCGAGACAGCCTTCATCAAAGCGTCTTTGTCCGTTGACCCACCTGAAGTAGACCCAACCACGTCTGCCGAAGAACCAATAAAATTCCCAAGCGGGACGCTATCACGCATCCAGGTTTGTATTTTATCTTTTGTAACGAAGCTCGTCCAACCGTCCCAAATTCCTTTTGCGACTGCACCACCAATTGTCAACCCGACCTGAGCTATCGCAGGACTGTTTTTTTCAACCCAATTTCCGATTGACTTCAATACACCATTAAGCCTGTCATGTATAGCGGCTGAAAGAGATTGCTTGTCCCCTAGTATTGCCTCTACAACAGCTTGCGTGTCTGTTGCACCATGAGCTTTTGCAAAGTCGAACCTGCCTTTTAGTACGCCAAAAAGAGATTTAACTTTATCCCTGACATCTTCCAACGCTTTAGAAACGTTCTGCCCCCACCGAGTCAGCGTGCCATTGTTTCTCAACTGCGCCATCTTATCAATCAGCTCTTGGAGCCACACTTTCGCTAGTGGCAGAATCTCGTCGCCAACGGCGGCGAATGACTGCTTCACAGCAGACGAGAACACGGATGAGATACCTTTCCATGTTTTCATCAGTCTGTCGGACGAGCCTTCAAACTTCAAGAACTCAGCGTTCAGCAAGTCCATCATTTTGGCAATAGCCTGTGGACTCTTAACTCCAGAAAACTTCTCCATCTCGTTTCGTGCTTCACCAGTAAGCAGACCCATTTCCTGCAAGCGCATTGCAGCTTCACCGAACGGTCTGCCAGATTGGATCATGGAGTATGCACGACCATACCAGAACGCTACGTCTTTGATGTCGTTGGGTGTCACCGCCGCCGCGTCTGCCATCATGCGCAATGCATCAGTAGATGCGAAAGCGTTATTGGTGAACACTGTCAGGATTCGGCTTGCGTCGGTGATGCTCGTGATGTCGAATGGCACTTCCAAGTCGATGTCACGGATCTCCTGCATCCGTTTCTTGGCTTCTTCAGCACCACCAAGCAATGCGTCGAACTGCATTTCGTATGCTTCAAACCGCCCGGCTTCGCTGATTGACTTGCCGACTCCCGCCACCAGCAATCCGCCAGCGACCATCGCTCCACGGCGAATGGTGGACGTGATGCCATGCACCAGTCGACGACCGATGTTTCGCCCAGCGGCAGCCATCTTATTCGCAACAGACTTCGCCCACCTTGCAAGGAAGCTCTTATTGCTGTTCATGCCACGGCGGAAGCCACGGCTGTTTGCTGTGATGTCTACTCTTACGCCACCGCCAGCCATGATGCCTCCAACGCTTTGATTTTGTCTCTGAACTCTACGATAGCCAACAGCTTCGGTGTTTCACGGGGCGGGCCAGATGCCACACCCATCGCTTTAGACTCCGCCTCGATTTTCTCTTCGTGCGCTCGGATTGCGCCTTTGATCTTCTGTGGCGATGCGTCAAACCAATCATCCGGTGTGCCACCAATCTCACGAGACAACACAGCACACAAATGCCACGGGTCAAACGGCTCGGATGGCTCGTCGGCATCTTCTGTGAGTCCGAACACTTCTTCAATCTTGCTTACGGCTTTCGATATGCCAATGTCGAGCGTCAGGACGTATTTCAATAGCCTGGCTCGTGACGGTACGCTTTGGATCTCTGCTTCAGTTCGATTGAGGTCCAATGCGTAAAGCACACCTGCGACATCAAACCTACCGCTTGGGTAAGCTTCTCGGATGCGTTGAATCAGTTGCTCTCGGGCGAACGTAGGCTTCTTAAAAAACTTGCCATCGATCTCAAACCAATCCTTGTCAACAATCACTTTTACCGCATTCTCAATGCGCCCTGCGATCTCGTCTAACTCAACGATTACGTCAACGTCATCAAGCGTCAACATCCGCTGATGCTTCTCTATCAACGGCTGTATCTTTGCTTTCGTGTACGCTTTCATCGTCAAATGTTGCCTTGTCACGCTCAAGAATCCGATCTTCAATCGGCATTCCTGACTCGCGCCTTATTGGTTTTGGGTTGTCCATTATTCCGCCGTCACTGAGTCCGCATCAACATCGGTGAAAATGTCGATGACGAATCGTTTCACAATAGAAGTTCCGGATTCTCGGCGATTGCGGGTAATCGTAAACTTGGCAGGCTGATCTGCGGTGGCGAGACCGGCACGGTAATCCCACACATGATCGAGAATGCGAGCCATGACATCACGCCAGTCGCCAGTAGTACCGTCAGCTTCGGCGGCGGTGAGATCAGTGATGGATGCGATAGGCACAGAGATGGTTGTGCCGTCCTCACTCCATGAGGCGAATAAACTTGAAGGTGCTGGATCAAATGCCATGTGTCACTCCTTATGCGGAAACAAGTTCCTTGACGAACGTTGCGGTGTAGGTGTCGGTTTCCTGGTTGCTGTCGCTGTTCTCGTAAGACTCAATCGTGTATCCGGTGATGGCGGGCGCACTGGTGGCGGTCCCGATGCCGGACTCGGTGTAGGTGAGCTTCGGAGTCCGAGACACCGCAAACGACACCTGCCCGTCAGAACCAATGGTCTGCGTGAGCTGGCATTCCCACCGATAGCTGATCTCGGTTGCTTCGGCGTTGGCATCCAAGCCAGACGAAATCAGTCCAGCGACAGATGCAATGTCGATGGCCTGAGAGATAGCATACGTGTTTTCGGTTACGGTCTCTCCGCCGTCGAATGCCATGCCTTCGATCTGCACGGTAGGTGCTGACCCAGCTGAGTGCGAAAGCTCGACAGATGTGACTACATACCCGCCTACGTCCGCGCCGAGACTAATGCTTAGCGTGCCACTACCGCAAACCTCGTAGCTTGCAGATGCGGTTACAACGGTGTTAAACGGCTTTAGACATTTGATGTCGCCATCGGCTCCAAGCACTTCGGTGAGGCTCCTCTGATTGTTCGTAGAAGAGTTCTGCACATGGAACGGTGCTCCAAGTGAAAAGATGTCTGTTGCTGCTAAATCTCCGGCTGCCATAATGTATTCTCCTTAAAGTGGATATTCTTTATCCTAATTGTCGTGTATGCTTTTGTCAACACCTATTTCTGTCCACATGCTTTAATGATTTCGATGTCGATGGAGCAGATGTTGGTGCTTCCTTCAAATGTGTACGAGCCGCCAGTCCGACGTAGGGCCAATGAGCTAATCCGCTGAGTGTGTGTGCTGAAGTTGTCGTAATCGAGCGCATACGCCACGGAACCAAGGATTTGCGCCATCGTGGTAGCGTCCCTGTCTTTTGGCGTTTGGTGCTTGGTCATGATCTCAACGGATGCGTCTCCGGTCCATTGGTCGGTTCCAGCTCCTCGGTGTGCGAGTGGTCGGCACATCACGAAGATGTACGGGTAGTTTGGCTCTTCTCCAGGTGCGCCTGTGAGCAGCGTGTTGGAGCTTACGCCAGCCACGCCGTCGGTGGCGAGCCGTGCGTTGATACACGCTTCTATGGCGTGTTCTATGTCTTTCTCTACGTCTTTAACAGCCATTATGCAGCCCTCGCTTTGGTTTTTCGGTTTGCTCTTGCTTCCGCCGCTTTTACACGCCGTTTGGCATCGCCAACAAGCTTCTCGGCAGTCAGTCCAATTAGCCGTGATTGCATGCCGGGGAAAGCCCTCTGAATGTAGGTGAGTCGGTTGTCTAAGCTCACAGTGGCGTTGTCTTTAGCGAGTACACCTGAAACACGGGTCCACTTCTTGACGTGCCTATCGACTTGCGCCTTCTGCTTTTCTCTAGCGTCGGGATTGGCTTTTGAGTTTCGATTCCACTTTGTACCCATGTCACGACCCTTTAAGCCAATGGCGGACCCAGAACGTGGCACTTGATTGCCCATCCACGCCCAAGACTCTGCCGCCAATCCACGTCTGCCGATTTTACGCATCGACATGATCTCTTGAGGAGTGTCGTATTCCAAAATGTTGCCACGTTTACCACGCTTAGTTGTGCTTGTGCGTGTCTGTTGATACTTGTAAACGCTCGGAGTGCTGGTTTTGCCCTTCCGCTTGCGATAGCTGTCGTTCTTGGCGTAGTCCTTCACTTCACGAGTGTTGTCAGGGTCATCGTAGTCACCACCATGCGGATTGGGATTCACAGGCACGAAGAACGGCTTCTTGCCTTGCCTACGGAACACTACCCAATGCGTAGATGTTCGGCTGGTATCTGTCCGCTTGCTGATCTCTTTCTTTCTCGGCGGTAGCTTCCGCTGAATGATGTCACGATAAATCTGCCCTGGCTTTGAGATGTCACGTCCTGCACGGGCGCACACCTTGGCGGCAATCGGCACAATCTGCGTCACGTCACGGCCAAGGATCTCAGCCATCTTGACCATTTCTTCGCCGATTTCTTTATCGCCTGTGACTTGTGCGGAAACCATTACGAATCCTCGTCGATGATGTATGCTCTCATGATTTGTCCAAATCCGCTGGTGCGGACCTCGCCAACTTGGTACTCAACTCCGTTGACGGTGACGACATCCTTCTCTTTGGGTGGCGTGTTGAAATCTGTGACAAGAAATCTCAACGTGAACAAGTCGCCTACTTCTTCTCCGAAGTCATTGAGCCTTACGGATTCGACACGGGTGGATTTGATGGCTCGGCATGTTTGTCCACCGAAGCCCATCGTCACAATGACTCCATGCTCGTGATTGGGGTCACGGAGCTTGTTGAAGTCAGCCTTGATTTGCGTTGCGTCTATCATGATAAAAAGATGTCCCACAAGCGGAAAAAGGACATAAACCGCAAGGGGGACGATTGGAATGAACCAAAGGAATTAGTTGCCAGTGATTACGGATGCTCCGCTCGCCACCTTGCCAACACATTCCGCCATCACGTAATAGGTTGCGTCTGCACCCGTTAGCGTAATGACTGCTGTTCCGGTTGCGTCCGTAAGCACACGATATTCTGCGAGATCGGTTACTTCTGCTATCTCAACACCAGTTGCGACGGCGAATGCGGTCTGCCCTGCGGATGCGTTTGGTGCGCCTCCATCAGTTCCAGACACCCACACGCTTACCAGGTACTTCGATGCGAGAGCAACGCCGTTTCCGTCATTCGCCTGAACGGTGATGGATGCGGTTCCATCTTCGCCGTCAACAGATGTAACAGAAAGAACGGGAACGTCTGCGACTACCGCACTGATAGCATCCAGCTTGGGTGCTAATTTGCGTGGGTCTCGGACTTCACGTTGAGTAAAAGTTTCGTCAATAGCCATAATCTATCTCCTTAAAAACCCCTCCCCCGAAGGGGAGGGTTGTGATTGATGCTTAGGACACTACGGCTTCGGTGTTCACGATCTGGTCGGTGACGATGATCGGGATTCCGAACGCTTCGCTGGGGAACGGAGCGGGGTTGCCGGTGGGGTTCGTTGCGGTGCGGGACTGCTGGAGCTGTTTCAAGCTCTGTCGGGTCATCGCAAAGAACGAAGGCATCTGAGCGGCGGGGAACAGGCTCAACAGTTCGGCGAGGTCGTCGTCGTTGAGTTGTGCGCCACTGTCGGATGCGTGGAGGTTGGCCAGACGAGCGGCGGCGTACTTGTTACCGATCTGGTAACCAAGGTATCCGTCGATGTCGCAACGCAGTGCGGTGTAGGGATCGCTGGACCCGTCAACTTTGCGCACTTTGTATACTTCGGACACTTCGATCAGTCCGCTGTTGTCGCCGTTGTAGATGGCGGCCACGTCCTGCGGTCCAGTACGGATGGCGTACACGGAAGTCTGTTCACCTGCGGTAGAGCCTTCGGCATCCAGAATCATTTCGGAGTCGATGCCGTCAATCAGTCCGGTGAATCCAGAGGTGTTGCCGGGAGCCTGATCTCCGTAGATCAACTGCTTCTCAAGACCAACGAAAGCGGCGGCCAGAGAACGACGGGTGCGGTCAGATACCCAAGCGTCCATTCCGCCTTTACGAGAGGACATAGACTTCGCAATGGCGATGTCGTCTTCCCAAGATGCGTCGAGGAACTTCAGGGTTTCGGTAATCAGAGTGACTTCGCCAGCGGTGTTGCTGATACCTGCGTTGATAGCACGGAATCCGCTAGAAGCGGCGGTCTCTTCTTTGATGTACTTGTGAGTGTGTCCGTGGGTGGACGCGATTGCGGTGAGGCGGTTGACCACCGGAACGGCCTGGAGCAAGTCCGAGACCTCGAAGTCAACGTTGGCGTCCCCCAGATTGAGGATAGCCGCGAGGGTATTAGTTGCGTTTGCCATTAGGTTCTCTCCTTAGATTTTGAGATTTTTTGTTAATGACCGCTTGGCGGGGCGGCTTTCCTGAAAGGAAATTGCGTCAGAGCCTTTGTCTGCCAGCTCTTCACTGAGCTTTTCGACTTTGCCCTTTAGGATGTCCAATTCTGATTGGAGTTTAGTGTTCTGAAGTGACAAGGCCAGTTCGCGAGAACCGTTTGCGTCGAACACCTCAGTGGCGATTTCGGCTCCGAACTCGGCTACAAGATCACGGAAATCAGAAGCGGACATAGCCTCTACTTCTTCGACTTCGGCTTCTTGAGTTTCTTCAACGTCAACATCGACTTCGATCTCCTCTACGGATTCAGGACAATTCTCATGTGAGATGTCCGAATTGGAGTCTAAAGCCTCTTCATCATGTGTGTTTTCTTCTTGCATAATAGGTTCCTTACCTAAGTATTGTTTTATATGTACGCCGTACTTCTCAATGATGTCAACAACATTTTTGTTGCTTTGGAGAAGTTTTTTGATTTCTGGGTTTTCTGAAAGAAAGTATTTGACTTCATGAGCGGGTGTTGCGGATGCAAATAGGCCACCTGGGTTTGCGGCGGGTTCGTCAACGAAGTCGCATCCGAGCATTTCGCCACAGACGACATAAAGTTCTTCACTCAGATCTTCAGGATCTCCGTCGAATCCGATGTACCGCTCCGTGCCACTGTCAGACAGCTCGACATCCACTTCGGCCCCGTCTTTGTCTTTGCGGTAATATCCACCGACCTTGAACACGATGGATGTTCCAAATGCTTCTGGATCTTCTTTAGCTAGGCCGATGATGTGCTTCTTGTAATCTTCATTGGCGTAGTCACCGAAGTGCAAGTCGCCAAGTAGTCTTTTGCCATCTCTTGAGATAGCAAAGTTCTTAAAGCGTCCAACAGTAGTGCCAAGGGCTTCGTTGCACATCGACGGATGCCCGAAGCGTGCTTTCAGGCCGAGGCGGAGGCTTTCTGCCTGTTGGTATGCTTCTAGAATAAACGATTCGTCTAGGTGTACGCCGTGACCGAGTGCTTCGCCTACAGTCGTGATGGAACATCCACGGATGACACCGCCATCGGTTACGCCGACTGGCGATGCGTAGGATGCTTGTAAACGGATTATGTTTCTATTGCTCATCTGTCTCCTCAGTATCATCTTCGACAAGTTCATTGTCAAGTCTGTTTTCACGTTCGCTTCTTGCCCCAGGGTCTCCGATGTAAATCGGCACGTTCTTTTCTTCTGCGTATGCAAGGAACTCAGCCTGTTTGTCGATCACTTCATACGGGTCCACGCCACGCTCACGGGCAAGGTCTGGGATGCTCTTGATGCCAAGGGCGATGGCACGTTCTTCGGCAGCAATCTCGCCTTCTTTGTCAAGCCAAGGTGTCGGGTGCGGACGAACACTGATGTGGTCACGCAATTCACGGTAGCTGTACTGCGACAACGGACCATCGGCTGATGTCCACATTGCCAGTTTCCAGTCAACCCATTTTTCATAGGCCGATTGGTTTTTGGCACGTTTTGCTTCGGCTGAAATCTCGTACATCTTGCGGTCAGCGATGACTTTCGCAAAGTTTGATCCGCCAGCGTCGAAAAATGAGAACGGGATGTCGAGCGCAAGCAACGCAGAGCGGATGGCAAGCTCGGTGTAATCCTTGACGGATTCTGGCGGTGTCTCTGATTCGATTGTCTGAATCTTCTCGCCTTCCATGAGATTCACGGAGAACGGGCCACTGCTGATGTCCACTTCCCGGCTGGTATCCACTTCGGCATCATCTTCGTATTCGGCATCTTCGTCGATTACGGTTTCCGCCGTGGAGCCAAGGCCATCGCCGATGTCGGAGATAGCTTCTTTGGTGATGGCGTATCCAAACAGCGCATGGAGTTTGATTTTGAGCAGGATGTACTCCATGCCTTCTTTGATGTCGAGAAGCTGGTTCACAGCGCACAGAAGCGGAGATTCGCCACGGGTCTGCGAATAGCGGTTGAAATAGCCAGAGTAGATAGCGTCACGAGCCAACACCCGGCGGTCGAACATCATCTGGTGTCCACGGGGAGCGTACTTGCAGATGATAAACGACTTTGCGCCGCCGTATGGATCCACTTCGATACCGTGGTCGTTGACTTTCTTGAATCCGTCTTTGTCAACGCCAGCAAGGTAGTCGGGCAAATCCCGTGGAGTCATGATGCGTGAGCCTTCGACAAGTTGGACAGAGCCATAGCGTGGAGACTTGCGCCGATCAATCTTGACCATGAGCGAATCGCCGTCGATGACTTTGTTCAGCTCGTACAAACGCCAAGCTTCTTGGATGTTGTGCCGACGTGCGGCGTCAAACTGGTCGGGTTTGCCAGCCCACTTAAATAATGCTTCGATTTGGTCACGAAGCTCCTTCGGCACACTGGAGTCAACGTCCACATAGAAATTGGCCACAGCGTCCAGGTGGCGACGAATCATCCAGCCGGCCAGCGGGACGTTCTCCAACACGTTCTGAGTGGCGTTTTCCGCACGCTGGCGTTGCGACTGAGTGAACGTGATGTCTTGATGTGACTTCTTGCCAGTCTTCGCTTGCTTGCGATTGGAGTTGGACTGAGTGGCTTCGTATTCAAGGGCCACGGTTTCCCGTGATGCATTCCGCTCCATGGCTTTTGAGATCGCAAGTTTGTTTGGCATTAGTTCGAGCCTCCGTATGCACCAGACATATTCACTGATTGAAACAGCGGATTGCGCCCGGTGGCTCGTGCAATCTGCGCTTCTGTCTGCTTACGCATCATATCCAGCCGTGGCAGTGACGCACGGGTGTATGACACGCCATCGTCTAGTGACATTGACTGCCCAGCGGTGAGGACTTCATCAATGGCAGATTCGATTTTGGCGAGATGTTCTCTAAGTTTTCTAACGTATGCACGGCTCATTTGTATAATTCTTATACGCATTGTCCGATTTAGTCAATAGCAAAAAGGGACTGGTCTCGCATAGACGGCCACAGTCACAGCCGTTTGCATTCGGCCCATTACAGCCCAGACGCTACGCTCGCCATGCAAATTGTTGGTTTACGTTTTGCTTGTTATGTAAACTCATAGTTTACTTAGTTGCATTTAGTCAAACTATTTGACAAACGGACGGTGATTTTGTTCGGCCACTTGCTGAATCGGACTCCGCTCGTTTCTCGCTGTGCCGATTAGCAGATGCGTTGAGTTTCCGTGCCAGAGAATCACGAACCTCCTGACGTGTACAATCACCCGGACAGTGGCACTCCCAATCCATTTGATCCCACGCCTTAGAGAATTCTTCACAGTCAAGATGCATCCTCATCGTCACTATGCGCCCCTCACCCGCTCCACGTCTGGCAACGTGATCTTCACCGACTTCAATAATTTCATTGCAAATATCACACCGATATTGTTTACGGGCTTTAGGGGTCGTATCAGATAAGTGGGTCCAGCTCATGATTTCACCTCTTTTATTTCATCTATGAATATTTGCCCATCGTATAAATAAGCAGTGATCGTCCCTCCGGTTTCATCGCACTTGTAAATGCTTTTTTTGCCGTGTAATTTAGCTTCTTCCATTGCTGGATTTTCAGCCATCAGTATTTTCCATGTGTCAGGATTCCACATTATTTACCTCCATCAGCTTCAACCATCCCCTGTGCGGAACTGCGTCCGCAAGGGGTGGCGTTGATTACAGTAGCGACCTGGTGCGCCCGGCGCAAAGACTGAACTGCTTTTAATACGCTATGCTCTTTCCCGTAATCCTTGTATCTCGGGTAATCATCCTCAAGTGCTTTTTGCGCCTCTCGTATATGGAAAAGCAAAGTGTCAATGTGCTCCATCATCAGACCTTGTTGTTGTATTTCCCAGAGCCCTTACACAAAGGGCAATCGTAAAAACGCGAATGGTCTAACCTATTGATTAAAACTCTAACGCCATTGCAGCACGGGCACAAAGAGTCAGAAGAGTGAGCACGCAAGGGGGTTGCGTGCACGATACGCGCCCCGTCACTCCCGCGTTTGACGTGCCTACTTACGGGTATAGTGTGCGTGCTCACTCTTCTGACTCCACTTTACAACCATACTCTTGACCGAATCCCGCTTTATCGCGTGATCCGGTCAGCTTTTCGTTGAACATGTGACGAAGTTCATGAAGCACCTTATTAGCTTCATCCCCGTAAGATATACCTAGGCTTCCTTCTTGGTAGGCTAAGTCCCAGTATCTAGACAGGAGTTCTTCTAACTTCTGCGCTTCAAAATCTTTTTTGTTGCATTCACATATATCTTCATCCGGCACTTTGCCGGTTGGGTCAAAGTCAACATTACCACATTTTTTGCACGTCGTTGGAAAAGCCATCATTTCATACCATCCTTTTCTTAGGTTCAACCAGACACCGGGCCGAATTGCCTTTACCTGTCTCGCGGTTCATACGTCCTCCTTTCGCTCGGCAATCCGGCCAGCTCCGGCGTTGAATGAAACGCTCGCTTCAATGACGTCCCAACCAAGCTCTTTAGCAACACGGCGGCCATCAAACATGTCGATTTTCCTGTACACATCCGCCTCCCTTGAAGCCGCATAAGCAGGGAGCACTACAGGCCCGTATTCATCACTGTGTCCAACAGCTATCCAAATTTTTTCAACAATACACTTGGCCGAATTGCCGACATCGCTTCCGTTTTTCATAGCTTTTCTCCTTGGTCGGCAATCCGGCCAGCTTTGGCGTTGATTGGCTTTGTACTGTAGGTAATCGTAACAGATTTCGTGCAGAAAAACGGCTCACTGCACATACCACATTCAAACTCTTCGCAACCTTCGAGCCCTCCAAAATCCATCTCCCACGCATCAGTTTCTTCATACCCACAATGGGGGCAAATCGGTTTATCTCTATGTTCAGTGTCCATTGGTTTTCTCCTCAGTTGCAACCAAACTATCGGCGGAACGCTCAGAATCGCGTCCCGCCATCTCTGCGTTGTCTTGTCCGAACATAAGGGCGCAAATTGAGTCTGCGTACTGTTTTTGTCGCAAATGACCCTCTAATCGGTCCTCGGAAGTAGGCATCCCGTAAATCTTGTGCATTTTCTCAAAATGCTGCGGAATGGTGATTGCTCCAGTATTTCGCATTTATTCTCCTTTTTTTTGGTTTGAGATTTCTCTTTGCCATACGAATCGGCGGTTTGCAAGCGGAATGTTCGGCTTTTTATTTTATCACTTGGATGTCCAAGCCATGCTTGGCAATGAACGCATCAACGCCGTTGCGAATCAGCTCTCTGCAAACGTAGGCTTTCTTGTGTCCAGTCTTTTCGGAGAGTTCAGTAATCAACTCGCCAAACGTGGCTGGCGCATAGAACTGCAAGAACATTGCTTTGCCACGGGATTCAGTTATATCGAATGTCATCATACTTCCTTGGTTTGGGTTAACGTATATCAATATACATGAGCATTTAGGTTTACACAAGCATTTATATCAAAAAAATCGTTCTAAAGTGAATTAGAAAATCCAGGTGTTGATTATCAACGACTTACGACGATGTTCGAAAAGTTCTAATTATCATTAGAAAATTTTAGTGTGCGTAAGTTGTTATAATTAAGATGCTTAGTTTTTTAAAAACCCGATTTTCTAATTTTTCTAGGGGGGTGGCTAGAAGAATTAGAAAAATTAGAAAATATAGAAAGGTGTGTACCCACCCTAGAAAATTAGAAAATAGTATTAAATAAAAAAATATATATTTAAAAAAATACTATAAATACTACTCAAAACGCTCATCGACCGATTTTTCGGATTTTCTAACTTTTGGCTAAATTTTCTAATTTCGTCTCAAATTTTCTAATTTACCCCGATTTTTTCTAATTAACCTTTTTTGGTTAATCATGAATTGCGGTGTGTTTGTGCTACATTTTTGTAGTGATTCGGGTCAGATGCGGATCTTCGGCATCGTGCGCCGTGGCTTGCGCTTCGTTGGACGTGACGGAACTGCGCCGAGTCCTGTCTCGCTGGCTCCGAGATATGCGGTCCCTGCCACCGCTCCTACCAATGCGTCGAGCAAGTCGTTGGACACGCCGACTTTCTTGCCCCACTTGAAGAACTGGTTCCCGCCTTCTGTGGCTTCGATGTATTCTTCCAGCACTTCAGCGCATACTTCGTCTGAGAAGCGTTTGTGAGCCACTGGAGACTTGCCAAACAAGCTGATGCTACCTTTGGAGCCTGTTGGTAGCAAGAATGCCTTCTGCGCCCTCATACGCCATTCGTCGGCGTTGTGGACCATCGCACGGCCACGCTTCTCAATTTCAGCAATGTGGAAATTATCCCCAGGCTTACCTACGACGCTAGAAGGTCTATACTTGCTGTAAGCCCTGCCCAAGCTGGCATGGACGTTTCCAAAGACATGCCGATGCGAAGCGCACCACCTAAATACCAGATCTCTATTAAATCCAGCGTCGATAAGAATTAAGTCTGGCTTTACAGCTTTTCCGTTTCGCATGTACCTTGCGCTTGCGATCTGGGCTATGTGAGCGTCTAACCCTTTAGCAATCGCCACTTGCTCTGAGTCTCCTATAGATTGCCCACGTTCCGGCCTTCTATAAAGCTCCTTTCCTCCACCTGGGTAGGTTTGGTAATCAATGATGTATCTAACAGCATCATTTGTACTGGCTACTACCACAGTGTTTAAACCACTGAAGTTGATGTCAGTGAATGATGATATAATAAGTGCGTCGTCTGGTACTGATAACCGCTTCCTTCCGTTTGTCGCGGTCATCACATCCCTTGGCTCTAAAATAAACGGCGCACCACCCGTATACTCAATAGGCTCATTTTGGTATTCTGACAAAAACGAACTTGGCTCTTTAAACCAAAGGTTCATTGCATGTTGGATTGGGCTAATATCGTCTGGAAACGTGCGGTCCTCCCAATAAACTTCAGCACCAGCATCCATCGCTTCTTGATTTTTTCTATAAAATTCCCACGCCTCATCAAGTGGCTTCTCATCGTTAAGCAATCTAACTCGGATAAGGTTATATTCTTCCCACAGCGTATCTTTGGCGTTCGGCCAACTTATAAGCATTGGGACTTTGCTGGCGTTCCAATCTGGGTATCTTTGTTTGTCAAGATAATGACAAGCAAGGTCATTTGGATAAATAACAGTCATCGCCATAAAACAGGCTATTTTTTTATTTGGTCCTGCCAGACCCAAAATATCAGCGTTAATTGTGCTTTCCCTGTCGTTTATCTGCGTCACAGATTTTGCAGACTCACGGCTTTGTGGGTCATCTACGAGAACAAAATCTGGACGAAGAACGTATCCAGAAGGCAACGTCTTTTTCATACCCCGGATTCTGCCAGTGATCCCGCATGAGTGAACTATGGCTCCAGCCCATTCATCAAGTTCAAACTTCGGCGTCGACGGCAGCCGTATGCGCTCTTTACCCCAGGAGATCATTGGTGGAGTTTCGTCAGAGTTTAGTAAGTGCCTGAATTTCTGGCTCTGCCCGTCTCCTTTGTCAATATATGATATAAGCTTTGGCCAATACTCTTTAATTTTTGGAGATTGCCATAAGTAGGTTTTAATGTCGTCCATCAGTTCAGTAGCCGCACCGCCCTCGGCGCATACAAGCACGCAGAACTTTCTATGCCCATAAAGAACTGCCCACATAATAGCTATTTGTGCGCAAGTCGTTTTACCAGATCCACGGGGCATAGCGTCAGCAATCTGCCCACCCTCCAAAATGGTGTTCTGCATCTTCTCTAGCATTTTTACATGATACTTTCCAAAGCCATTGTAAAACGTGTCTGGAAACATCTCTAAGCAAAATCCACGGAGGTCGTATCGCCATTGCTCACGTTGGATTCGTGCTTTATTCTCAGCGTCTTCGTCCCATGTGACAACCTTGGCAGCTCGACGAACAGATTTCTTCTTCTCTTCGGCAACAAGCCTAGTTTCTATATCTCTAATTGTCATTACGAAAGCAACTCAGATATTGTGTTTTCATCACATAAAATGACACCATACCTTTTGCAAACTACTTTAAAGTCAATATCTGGGGGCAGGTCTGATGGCGTACAAACAACAGGAGTGCATCCTAAAAAATGGTTCATACATAAAACCTGGCCTAAAGCACAGTCTAGATCGTTTGTCCTATTTGAGTTTTTATAAAGGTTCGATTGTCTGTCCATTTTGGCTGATCTCATTATTGAATTTTCTTTCGAGGTCTTGTTCAACCGCATAAGATTTGATTATGTCCCTAACCATCTCTGATAAGTTAGGTCCATTCATGTATCTTATCTTCTTAAGAATACTGTAGCATTCTTCATCAAGAATTATTGTAGTTCGTCTCATAACATAGACAAATCTAGGCTTTTGTGTGATGTTATGCGAGTGAATAAGTAATATTTATTTTATCCCTCCACCTATAGGTCGTGTTCGACGTGGACCGCCAAAAATTCCATATAGAGCCCCTAGGACCCGTATGGGGGACTATACCGGACAATGCCACCCTTTACAGCCCTATGCGCACCCTTCACCAGACATTCGCATTGCATTCCAACCACATTCCCACCAGGCGGACATACACGCCCGCTAACAACGTTTGCCCGCTTACCCTTATCCACACATAGGCAAGCGTCCAAAACGCGCTAACAAGCGATTTAAACAGCATTGCGGCGCATTGCCTGCTTTGCAATCATACGCCCATGGGGAAAGGCACGAAAAAGCCCCGGCGGATTAGGCCGGGGCTGATTTGCGTTGGATTGCGTCTTGCTATTGGTTAGTTATGCATTGGCATAAAATTCGATTGCATCATTTAGCGTTTCAAAGGCTTCACAATACATATCACAAGCTATTCCGTATATATCATGCGCACTCATTCCAAGGACAATTAAATGCCTGTATTCATGCTCACTTAACGGCGTTTCAGTAAAGCCACGATATGCGCATTCCTTTTGTAGTGTTTCGTATGTCATCACTTTAGTTTTCATCTTTCATTCTCCTTTTTTGTTTTCGTTGTTTTCGTTTTTCGTCGCGCTCCTGGTGTTCACAGACAGCACGCAAAGCGCAAAGAATAGCAGCTTTGCCCGCAGCCGGGATTTGCAAGTCAGCGTGAAGAACAAGCCATCTTCCAGCGCGTCAATTTCGTTGTGGCATAGTCGATAGTGAATCATTTGTCTTATGTCCTTTTTTGTTGGTGTTAGTAAATCCCGCATTCTTCGATCTTGTCCAACTCCGCCTGGATCATGCTATCGCAATCTTCCGACAGCTCTTCAGATCGCAGCTCTTCCAATTCATCCCGATAAGCGGCAAGCTCTTCCTGACATTCTGTCATTACTCGATTGTAAACAATCCAATATGCAATGCGCGTTGCTATAGTGTCATAGTCAGGTTTATCATCCAACCCGCACATTTCATGCAACAGGCTTTCAGCTTCGCTCCTTTCATCCATTGACGCGTCGCGGATTAATTCGTGAGCTTTGCTACAGTAGATAACGTCGCTATCGGCGTCCGCTTGCTCATGCGCATATTCTGATAAGTCTAGCGGATATTCGAGTAATTCGCTGGCAAGATATCCAAGGTCTTTTTTAATGCCGTCAATTTTTTCGTTTAATTCGTTAGTGTTCATTGTTTTTTCTCCGTTGTGTTTGTTGTGGCCGTTAGCGGTGGCCGATAAATCTATATTAGCCTTTCCCATGCCAAGTTTACGCCTGGACAAAGAAAAATTATTTTACTCAATTTTACTCAATAAAAACACAATTCGATAAAATACTTTCAGACTTGGCACGTTCTATGAATTGAGAAATTCTCAATTCTGACATGGCATTTTCTAATATTTGCGAAAAAACACCACTTGGCATGAAATCTGCACGAATGCCGAAAAAACAAGCATATTCGACAATATGATTGTCAGAAAACTGCCGATAGCCGCAAAACGCATTTTAAGGCTGCTAGGAGAGTGTTTTAAAAAACAGGATATGAGATATAGGCGTCATCTCAAAACGTCAAAAGAGACACGTTTCTGTTAGTCTCAGGAATGAGAAACTTTTCGCATGTTTGAGAACGTGAGAATCGGTTCGATGTCACCCCCCCTACGGGGGGGCAAGGGTTCGCTATAGGGATTTGACAATTTTATTATCATTCAATTCGGATAAATCTAATCCTATTTATCTCAGATAATTCGGATATGAGACATCCGATATCCGATTCGCATTTTTGCGAATTCTCAAAAATGCGAAAACCTCCGACTTGTCCCCCGAGTCTAGCCACCTTCCCCAGCTCCCGTGCGTTTTTTGCGTCGGCCAGTTTTTCGCTTCGACGAAAACTAATCTCGCTCAAAAATCAGCTCGAAGCATCTGATTTGCTTCCCGGAAATAAGCATACGAAATCCGAAGTTATCAATGAAATAAAAATCATCGAAAAATATCCAGCAATAATTGAAGCGCATTCTCATCAAAAACGCATAAAAAACAGACGGGCAATCCGCCTGGATTCTGCCACCAAAACTCTGCAAATATGCTCTAGTATTCATGCGTCACTATCCGCTTGCCGTAGATTTTTTGGGTTTTCGGCGAAAATGTTTATACCGGGGGGTGTTCTTCGCATCACTCAAATGCGCATTATTACTGATTAGTAATATCACTAAAACCAAGGTTGCACATCCCTGTAAACCCAAAAACTGCAATCTACAAAGGCATAAACCCTTCTTCGCTCAACGACTTCACGCCACACCCACTGATCACCAATGGTCACAGGATACCACGCAAACCACGAGCGCCACACAGTCAAATCTTTCAGTTCTTTTCGTTTCCATCTCATATCAAATCTCACCGCCATAACGCAGATCACAATAGTCATTCACACCCATACACATCAGCAAGCCACGAGCTGCCTGCTCAGTGCTGGCATACACCACAACATATCCGCACAAGTCACCGCCTGGCCCTACAAGGCTGGCAATATAAGCATTCTTATTCATCGTTTGTCCTTTGGTTCAATTTTCGTCATCACAATTTCTACTCGCTTAGGATCTCCCTTAAGAAACTCAGCTCCTTCTGTCAACCACAATTCACTGTTGTCATCAGTCACTAGGCCAGCTTGCACAATGCCATCACGAGCCGCTTTCATCGACGCAATGTAATTGTCGTCATCACGCCGTCGATTGACTGGATGGTAGAAGATGTACTTCACGCTGACCGCTGGCCACGGGATTGTGTCAAGCTCGAGTTGCTCGACACGCTCGATGGCAAGCAAGCGTTGCTTCTTGGATGCCACCGCCTTGCCTATCATGCCACGGCGTGAGAACGGCCTACCGTTAGGCGTAAGCACCTTCGGTGGCATTGGCATGATGATCGTCACTTGCTCTGGCATGTTATTGCTCCTGCGGAAAGTGCGGTCGCCATGCTGTTACGGTCGCATACTTGATATGTCTCGACCAATAGTACTCGTTGGCCTTATAGGTCGTGATATCATCCAACCAAGGCACATCTATAAGTAATCCTCCATCACACGGCATCGGATCACCCGGCACATAGCGCTGAAACCCGCCGCCCTCGCTGGGGTGGAGACCAATGAATACGGACCATTCTCGCATATCTTCAGGATAAACAGCTTCTCCATCCTCGGTGTTATAAACGAACCACTCACCTTGTCTGTTTTGTTTCCACCCCCACCCATCCGGCAGGAAGAGGGAATGCTCTTTTGATTCACTCATATCATTGCTCCTTTTTGTTTGTTTGTGCATCGACTAACTTATATTTCTTGGCGACAGATTTCTTAGTCTTAGTCACAAATCCATGCGACTCTTCAATAATATCCTCCCAAACTTCATCTCGCTCCTTTGACTTAAGATAATAATTGGCTTTTGTAAAGTCTGTTTTTGAGAACAGCTCTCCGCCCACCTTCTTTCTAAGCTTCTGTACAGCCTGTTTTACACGCTTCTCATGCTCTGTCTCAAAAATGTTTTCATCAACTTGCCGTTGGTAGTCAATGACAAGCATACGAGTAAGTTCGATTGAGTAGTCCATGATCTCTCCAGTAATCATTTTCTCTTGCGTACCGCCAGCGATGGTTAGCGCAATCTTGCGACAATTCTCGTGAGCCTTGCCCCAAAGAGCCTCATGATCGTTTTTGTATGCGACCTTTACTTGCTCACACAAACGGCAAAACCTTTCTCGCATCACACGAGCAGAATCTTCTTCTTTAATCACTGTAATCTTTGGAAGCCCCAATAAATTGGAGTCGTCTATTTCCAATGTCAAATCGTACATTTTACTCCAGTGTTTAAGTATGTGCTTTGGCCACGGGGCATATCTACCGCTAACATACACTGGCTCAAGATCGCTGACAAATGGCAGGATACGTCCGAGAAACCCGTCACGCAATGATTCCATCTTCATTGCGCCAAACAGAGCCTCGTGAGTCGTCACTCCCCACAAGCAGACATGTGGTTGTTCAATAGGCTGAAGCTGATCTTCTTTATTGGCCATCATTTTTGGACGGTAAGTGGAAGATGCAGCGGAGTATAGCCTCATCAACATTGGAATGATGGTGTTTGAAGACCCGCCGTGCGCGCCGTTCTTCACGTTACGGACAATATGCCCGCACTCGTCCCATATTAACATGAATCCAGATTGCCGTTCTAAACCTTTCAGCCCGTTCATCATGGCTGTGTCAGACGTAAGGTCACTTCCGCCCACCATATTTCCAACCCCAGACTCTACAAACAATCGGTCAATCATCTTGGTTGGGTGGTCTTTTCCAGCTGATGACGGAGCGATGCCAAAGCAATACATGTTGGTTCGTGTGTTGTCTTCGTCTCTAAATGTTCTACCCATCAACGCTGCATGTGCGGATAAGGCCGCGCCAAGCGCAAGAAAAGGCTGACTCTTCCCAGCGGTGGAATAGATGTGCTTCGCCAAGTCTCCCACAATCCCAGGCGGGCAAGCGAGCTGTAGCTTTGTTTTGCCATGCTCGTAATCGTATTGCATTTGTGCGATAGGGTCTTTTCCTTTCGGGATTGATACAGTTGCAACCCCCTCCCTCTCTAAATCCTTATCTCTTGTTTCGTATTTCACACCACCACAAAAAGTCTCTTGCGTAATCACCTCACCAATGTTTAGGTCTTGTGCCTCGCCGTTTACCAAGACATCTGTGTATGCCTCTTCTTCTTTGGTATAGCACTTCAACAAAAAGCCCATAACATGCGGTGGGAATTTCAGCACCTCAACCACCTTACGCTCAAAGTCTCTAACATCCGCTTCGTCGCTGGAGTCCCACGGTGGCTGACACTTCGGATTGTAGATTTGCCAAAGCAATTCTAAAGCCTTCGCTGGCTTGATAAAGTATCCGAAAACAAGCTCACGGCAGGTCTTCAGCAATCTAGCATGCCCGGAATCGCCAAGCACGGCAGGCTCGACTCTTCTCAAATACGCCTCAGCCTCCTCTAGCCTTGTCGAACACTCAGCTACACACTTCGGAAGATATACATCAGAAAAATCAATAGGAGCCTGCTTCTCACGCTCCTTGGCGATGAACAGCTTCGGAAACGAATCAAGCTCGCAATCCTCGGCATGATACGTGCCTTTCTCCGTCACCGATGGCGCAAGCATTATATATCCACCATCGCCACGCACATCCACCTTTGACCCAACCCCAAAGAACCCGATTGCGTTCGCCACCTTCTCAGAAGGAGCGGTGAAAAAGTAATGCCTTCCGCCCCTGGGGGTCTGTTGGTAGTATGTTTCCCACTCCTCAATCTCCAACGCTTCAAGCTCACGAAAGCCGTTGCCACCATCACTCACGTCAACGTCGATGACACACACGCCACTCGGCTTGCCACAAGCCATGGCGATGTTAGCGTCAGGCCACTTCTTCCACCACTTACTAATTTGATCGTTATTAGTAGTTGCCAGTTTTTGCCAATCTTTGATTAGTGGCTTTTTCTCTCCCGGCACACATGGAAACACCCGCCAACCCCGTGACGCATACTGTAATGCTGATTCGATCATGATTGTTTTTTCGCCCTTTTCATTTCTCTTAATTTACGCTGTGAATACCACATAGAATTTTGTCCACGCACAAACCCAGACGCTGGCTTCTCCCGTGGAGTCCTCGTCCGCCTGCCACTGTGATCCAACTGGCACCTACTCCAGAATATCCGCTCATATTCCATCATCTGTTCGTCGGTTGGCAAATCTCCGATGTTAATTGTGGCGGGGTCAACGCTTGCAATCCGCCTGATTCGCCCGGCGACTGGAGATACGTTGTCGTCGTCCATATCGTCTGTCATTCCGTCTCCTCGTTCAGATAGGCGATGACGGCATCACGATTGCGCACCTTCTCCTCAAACTCGGCGACGTATTGCTCTAGCTCTTTGATGTGCCAATCCATGTTGAGTATTGCTCGTTGAAGGAGCTTGATCTTGAGCCCGCTGGATTGCTCGCTGTCGTCGTTTGGGTATGCTATCATTCCCTTCCCTCCGCTTTATCCAACGCCTTCCTCGCCATTTCCAGCACTTCCGGCCACGTCTCAGAGTCCATGCCGTCACCAAGAGCGCACACGTTAAATATCACTTCCAGCATATCAGGCGCAGCGGAAATCAAGTGGGCTTCGGCTTCACCATGTACAATTTCACATACGCATTCACCATCTGATGACCAATGTATTTCGTGTTCAGGAAGTCCGCTTCTGCAAAGACCTGTTGCGTGTGCACTCCACGGTCCAGGCGTATGTTTTGATTCATTCATAATTTTCGTCCTTTGATTTGATGCCAGATAATACGGTCGTACTTGCCGTCTTTCTTCGTGCTTATAGAAATTGTCATGTCTGTCAACTTCTTTCCTAAAGTAAATCCGCCGAGCATTCCATCGAGTGCGTCGTCAACGGTGGGAACTGGCTCATCGAATCTTGCCAACCACCACTTGCGAGCATCCTTGCCAGCTTGTCCGCCGTGGTCTAGGCACACCCATTCACGGTAGACGTTCAGCCCGCAGCGGTACTCGACACGGAGCGAGTCAACTCCGCCTGGCTTAACATGCCGATGCACCATCACTTCGTCTACCTTGTGGTCCTGTGGCTGTGCGCCAAGAATCTGTGCTTGCGCTATCCGCTCGTCGTGGAGCTTACGTTCACGCTCTTCTTTTTCCACCGCTTCACGCTTTTCTTTTGGGATGGGGGTGTCGCAATGCGGACACTTGCCAAGCGGGAACGCGAACGAATCACCACATCCACCGCATTTGTGCATTCGGACACGATCACCAGACAAGCAATCAATCGGCCCGTGTCGCTCGATGTTGCCAGCGAAATCAAGCACGAGACAATCCTGCTTGTCTGGATGGATTCGCAATCCCCTGCCCAGAATCTGAGAATACAGCCCTTTGGACAGCGTAGGACGAAGCATCACAATGCAATCCACATGCTTTGCATTGAACCCGGTGGTGTACACGTCGATGTTCACAATGCACCTTAATGCACGATTCTTGAACTTAGCTACAATATGATCACGCTCGCTTGCAGGAGTCTTTGCCGTCACGACTGGTGCATGTATGCCATGCGTTGCCAAACACGCTGAGACATGCTCGCTATGCTCTTGATTCACGCAGAAGAACATTACGCCCTTGCGGTTCTCGGCTTCAATGATGCGAACAGCTTCCTTCACGGCGGATTGCACCACCTTCGGCACGTCCACCACCGATGCCAATGACGCTGTCACATAGTCACCCTTGCCATTCTTCCGCACATTGCTCGTGTCGGGTGAAGGTTGCAACTTAGCTCTAATCTGTGACAGAAACCCTTCATCAATCAGCTTGCCTACATCCGCACGATACACGATCTCGTTGAGAATGAAGTCGTCATGGCAGATGTTGCCAGAATCCATGCGGTATGGTGTCGCCGTCAAACCCACCACTCGCACCTTTGGGTTGCGATTGCGAAAGTTGGCTAGTAGCTTTTGATACTTCGTGCCGTCCTTTGGTGATATAAGATGACATTCATCGACAATCACCACATGCGGAGCGAACACTCGGCTCGGATGCTTGTATAGCGAATCAATGGCGGCGAACGTGATGTTCATCTCGCCATCCTTGCGCCCAAGGCCAGCGCAGTACACGCCTGTCTGCACCGATGGACACAAGGTTGCAAATTCTGCAACGTTCTGTTCAACCAGCTCCTTGCGGTGGGCGAGAACAAGCACCTTGACATCTGGCTTGCGTGATAGCCAGCGTTGGATTAGTGATGATAGGATTAGACTCTTCCCGGCTCCGGTCGGGATCTCCACACACGGGTTGCCGTCTTGCTCACGCAGGTATTTGCAGATAGCATCTACCGCTTCTTGCTGGTAGTATCTTAACTGCATTCACTCGCCATCCCACACGGCATCAGCCACGCAGTCGAGATTGTATCCGCTCCAGTCAAACGGCTGTCCATTGCAATATAGTGTCTTGTTCATTTTATTCTCCTTGGTTTGTTTTAACAATCGGATCAATCGGACTCCGCTTCGCTTTGCCGATTATCCTGTGCGTTGGGATGAAATCCTCCGCACGAATGAATTGACAGACCGCAAACCTTGCAACTGATCCCCCCATTCACTCCACGCACGGCGTTTGGACCATAACCTAAGACAGGCTTCCCAACCACTCCCTCCACCGAACAGTCCTGTTCGGCCCGTCCGGTGAGGTTATTGTTGAGCATCCGTGCAATAGCTCCCGCTCTCTTCTTGTCTGGGCCTCCATATGGCTGTTCGTACACCCAACACACAGTTTTACCATCAGCGTTAACGACATACCATCCGGGACCGCCGGAATTGTTTGGTTTAACTGAATAACACATCATGCTCCTTTTGTTAAAACACACCAAATACATCCATCAAATCGCCAAATCGCTTCTCCGACTCATCTTTGCTTCCTTGCGTCCATGCGATGTCATACGCTTGCATCAGCATTCGTAGCACGTCATCGCCATGAGCGAATGTGATAGGCTCTCGCTTATCAAGCCCTGGGAAGTGGTCAATCAGTTTTTGTTTGTATTCTTCTCTCGTCATTTTATTTGTCCTTTTTGCCGTTCATTCACCCACCTCCAACGCCTTGCGCAAGAACACAAGTGCTTCAAGCTCGCCATGCGTTAGCCCGAACTTCTCTGTGGTGTGCTTCCGTTGGATTTCGATTTCGTGGCCTTCGCCATTCTGCCACGCTGTGACGGTTATGTATGCGTTGTCTTCGGCGCATAAATAGCAGAAGCCTTTCAGCTTTGCCGATATGCACTTGACTGTGTTTATCTCGTATTTGCTCATTAGAATGGAGCCTCCTCACGCTCGGTTACTTTGCCACCGAATGCTCGCTTAATCAGTTCTTCGGCGTTGTCTTTGTTGATATACGCTGGTGCATAGAACATCATTGCCTCGCTGTCAATGCCATTCGGTCCTTGATTGAACTCTTCGCCATTCGGTTTGCGGTAGTTTATGCCGTCATCAGCAAAGTCAACAGCGTCGGCAAATCCAACGAAGTCAGGCAAGAACACATGGTCGCCACATGCCTTGAGCTGTGCGTCGAAGTCTAGCGTTACGCCGTGCTTTTTGCATCGCCATTCGCTATTCACGAACTCCGAATGAACGCATTGCCGACACGATTTGATTGCCACTGGGACGGCGGGTAGCGTCTCATCCTTCGGCTTGTTATGCGCCTTGCACATGTTGGCAAATGCACAGAATCCGCACTTCCACCCAGGTGACGCTGTGGCCTCGTGAGTAGTTTGGATAATCGACAACGCTCTATCACTGTAACGCTTGGCATTCGTCTCGTTGTAGTCGATGAGTTCGGTGTAGATGTCGTCGTTGTTTTTGTTGACGACAAAGAACAAAGCCTTTCTCAAAGCAGACTTGCCCTCGACGTAGTGCATATAGATTTGCGCTTGAGCATAGTATTCTGGCTTCGACTTCTTGATGCCGTCTTTCGCCATCTTGTCAAACGACTTCTCATTCGCCGTCTTGCATTCCAACAGAGTTGGCTCGCCGTCAAGCAGGATCACGCCGTCGATGTGTCCACGGAACATGCCGCCATGCGTCTCAAATCCGATTTGCTCGCCGTCCGGCTTTTTGTCTATAACCTTGAACCCGGCACGGCGTAAGTCACGGACTATGCGCTCTTCTTCGGTGTCGCCATGCTCGAACAAACGGTATGTCCGCCCGTTGAATTGCGACTTAGTCCCACCGTGCCGAAAGCCGTACCAGATTTCACGGTCACAGTCACGGCCAATGGACGATGCGCCCAAGTACTGACGTGGCGGTTCAGCGTCACGCTCACGTTTGATTGCGTTGTATATTGCGTCCTTTATTTCATTCATTGTCTTAATCCCTGTCAGTTGTGATGTAATACGGCTTGTATGTCTCGCCGTTGTTTGCTCTGCGTGTTATGTGCTTTGCCATGTTATCAGCATCCTCCTTTGTGCCATGAAACACGGTAGAGCCAAGAGTATAGCAACACAGATTATTTGAGTCATCATACCAGTATCTGCCGATGACGTAATTGAGCTTCTTACTCACTCATCACCTCACCTGCCAGCTTCTGCGCCTTCTCTGCTGCACGCTTCTCGCTATGCCCTTGTCCAAGGTAGTATCCGAGCAACAGCGTTGCCAATAGCGTCGGTTGGAACGCCATCGCTTGCTCTTGCTTGAATGGCAACTGCCCAGCGAGTGATGCGGAGATTGCCAACATGCGTTGTTTTGTTTTCTTTGTCATTGTTAGTCCTTTGGTGTTATTTTTGAAGAATTGGAATATGATTTATTTTATCCATCAATGAGGACATATCGCGCATAATCCTGTCGCATTTTATTTTTCCTATTTCATCCTCCCATGTTGCGCCTCTAACAGAATCACGCAATCTATCTGCAAGAACATAAAGGTCTAACCTTTCTTTGTTAAGAAACCTCCTTTCGGAGGCACTTAACTTTTTGTTTATGTCATGCCAATCACTCATTTGAGCCATCCTTAAAGGATTCGATCTCAGTTCCAATGAACATTTCAAATGATACGCTCAGTTCTGAATTAGAATACATCTCTAATGCGTTCTTAAACGCCTCAACTGATATAGTTGCTTTAATGGTGACGGTTGCGTCACTTGTGTTATACATTGCTGTCTTGTCGTTCATAATAGCTCCTTTGCTATGTTGGTTATTAGTGAAATAGGTTGTCCCGTTGTGATGGCTTATAGAATCACGGGACCACAATCCTTGGAGTTGGAGCAGGGAAATGAAAGAAACCTATCTCCCAGGTGCGCAACCATCACATAACGTTTTTGTCACCCTTTGCATATGACGTAATCAGATTCAGTGAAGGTGGCATCGCCATCGGTTTCAGCGTTCTTCTTGGCTTGCTTGAGTGCGTCATCCATGTCTGCAATCGCTGACGGATACTCCCACTTTTTGCGAGTTCCTGTCGCCAGAACCGCTCCATTGAACTCAAGCTTGCCACCAGCTTCTTTTACGATGGCAAGCACTTCGTCTTGTATCAACTTCGCTTTCAGCTCAAGCGCCTTGATCTGCAACTTGGCATCAACGTAGTTTTCTACTACTTCCATGTGTTCGATGGTAGGCATTAGAATGGGAACTCCTCGCCATCGGCACTGTCCACGCTCGGCGAAGCAGCCGGGACACTGGCTTCAGGCTCAGGTTCATACGGCTCTGCCTTCGTCAGGTTCTGGTACTTGCCGTCATCAGACAGCTTAAATGTCGCATACAGCTCTTCACCGATGTATGCATCTTTGCCACTCGTGGTGGGTACGCCGATGGCGGTGGCGATCTTGTGAATCGTACCTTTGCCAGCAGCGACAGCTTTGGGATTCTTGTGCGACAGGTAGCAGTTCGCCCAGGCCAAGCGTCCAACTCTCGTCGGGCCTTTCACTTTGAATGTGAAGCTCGCACGGGTGGAGCCGTCTTCACTCTCGATTTTGAGTCCGTCGATGACGCAATGAAAGCGTCCTTCGAATTTGTCAAAATCACCATCGTTCTCAGGCACGAAGCCGTCCATGAACTCGTTTAAGTCAGCCATAGTTATTCTCCTTTGTTAGTTGCTTTGGCTTTTTTCATCGCTTCGGAGAATGCTCCGAAATCAAGATCAATCTCGGCTGGCAGTTTAGACGCCAACCCACGTCCGCCGACAGGCAGATGTGCTTTGCCGTGGATGATAAGTTTGTGTTTTTTAGATGTTGCATGTCCATCCTCGCCTATGTAATACCCCTTGCTTGCAAAAAGCATAAAGTCAGACCATTGTTCATAAACTTCAATAGTCTTGTTATTTAAGGCAAGCTCGAAAGCCTCGTATTCTTTAAGCGTCTCTGCATCTACAACGTCACGATGCCTAACGTGTGCAGTGCAAATTACCAACATGTTTCTACTCTCATTAACCTTAGTTAAAGCTTGCGCCACAAGACGCTGCCTCATCTCAAGCTGTCCAGAGCCCTTTCCAAAGCCACCGCCAACCTCATTAAGTGATTTAGACTTTGCTGAATCACCATCCAAAATTTCTTTTGTCTCCATTCGATCAAGGCTAGATAACGAGTCAATAACGACCGTCTTGTAGTCATGTTTGCCTACATATAGCCAATCAAGAACCTCAAGTAGATCGCGATGGGTTGTTATTGTCGGCGTTGCCGGCACTTCAATAGTCGAGCCATCCAAGTTCCTAAGATCTCGGCTACCCTCCTCTCCGACAATTGGAATTATGATCGGGTTCGGTGCTTTCGCCGCCCAAGTGGTTTTGCCAGCTTTTGGCTCGCCACTCAGGACGATTCGTGGTGGCAAGTTGGAATGAGCCTTGCCGATGCTCGTTGGGTCAAACGTCATTGTTTTGTCCTTTGGTTGTTGGTTGTGATTTTTTCAATTCCTTATATCCGGCCAATAGGCATTTAAGTTCGCTGTCAATGCTAAGTGGCTCTGTGATGTTATACATATTGCCACACTCAGTCCACTGCAAAAAGCCAGAGTCCTCAAGCTCGTCAATAGTTACGTCAATTAAACTTTCGAGATCATCACAGAAGGTACTCTTAAGAACATTTGTTACCCATACTGGTTCTATATCTCTGTACTCACCCCAGAAAGCTCTCTTGAGTTGAGTTTTGCATATAGCCATGTAGGTTTCGGGAGTTGGTGGAAGTTTTATTCTTTTCATTTTACCACCCCGCATCGACGAATTTATCAAGATCGCTAACCCGCAAGCGGTGAGATCCGGGCAAGATTTCGACCTTCTCAAACACTCCACGATTGCACATCCGCCAAAGAGTAGGCCGAGACACTCCAAGGTATTCTGCGGCCTTACCCATGCCAATCAATTTAGGCCCGTTGTTATCAGCCAATTTAGGTTTGCTATCACCCTTGAGAGCACGGATAGCACTCTCTACTTGTTCGTCACTAGCATGAATCGCCAGTGCGATGAGTTTCTCTTTATTAGTCATTGTTTTGTCCTTTTGTTAGTTCTTCTACTTTCTGTTCGATAATCTTCTTTGCCATCACTCCAGGCTTGCTGAAATGCTTCTTGGCTAACGCATCAATAGCACGATAGGTGCTTGCGTCAATCTTGAAGCCAATGTATTTTGGCTTTTCCATTGTTTGCTGTGTGTTCATTGGTTCCTTTTGTTTTTTGCTCACTCGTGTCCACGGCGGAAATCAATGCCGTCACAGTCGCTGTAATCCCACTCACTCTGTTCGTTCACGAGTGCGTCGATGTCGTGAGCGATTGCCAACGCTTCGTTTGTGTCGGCCTTGATTTTGATTCCGTCGATGTCAATAGTCATTTTTTTGTCCTTTGTTTGCAACCGAGACCATCCCGGCTATCTGTTGTAATCCCTTACTCAGTTTTTTGAGACTTGCAATACCTTTTTTTAAAAAAGTTTTATTTTATTTATCTCAGGGCATTCGAATCCGTCTTTGCTGAACATCGGTGCGCCGTGATCGTCAAGCATCGGGTAGTGTCTCGCACAATAATGCGCCCGATCCTTTGCTTCTTTTACCGACACTTTGCCTACAATCAAATCGTGGAGCAGGTTTCGTGTCTCGTATAGCGAGCGGTATTGTTCGCATCGCAAGCTCATGTCAAACCTCCGGTACGACAGTTACACGCATGGTCTCGTTGCCTTTGTCGTCGTAGCAAATGGCTTTTGCTCCACGATGACTCTGCCATCCGCCACGGGCTTCGTAGCTCGAACGTGCGGCGAGTGTAGGATGACGCTCTACAACGGCTCCAGGTAACTCTAGGACGCTTTGTGAGTGAAGGTGTCCTGTGTGTATGTATGTTCTTTTTGACATTCCCCACATCTCTCTAAACTTAGGATCAGATGCGAACAGCGCACCGAGATACTTATCCTTGCGTTTGTGTCCGTGATGCCATGCAAGCATCGTCTCGCCGTGAAGCGTCGCATGATACGGAGCCGGGTTCACGTCAACTGACACCCGTGGATTTTTAGCAAAGATGCGTGACATCGCCACTTTGAGCCACGGTGTGCCAGCCTCGTCGTGGTTTCCTTCTACATTGACGAGATGGACGTTCTTATGCTTTTTCAGTGCCTTCTCCACCATCCATATCTGCAAGTCCAATGCTACCTCTGCCAGCTTCTGATAGCGAGAGTCACTATCCAACACATTATGATGCGCCGGAGTCTGTGACAGCAAGCCGTCATAGTGAATGAAGTCACCGAGATTGGCAATGATGCAAGATTCCGATGGAGGCATTGAGTCAATCATCTGTGAGAAGCATTGCCACAACATTTCTTTGGCGACAGACGTGGTGTAGTCCTCACCACTCTCTCTGGCCCACGCATACAATCCAATGTGCAGGTCTGCTATTGTATAAAGATTAAGTAAGTTAGGCGTAACTTTCTTGGGTTGCGCAACCCGTGGGGCTTGCTTTAGCTCATTGCAAGTCTCAGAGATTGCGTCCATCAATGCTTGCTGTGCATCAGCCTTGTCTTGTTGTACTCTATCCCATCGCTGAATGAGCGAGCCGTCTTTGATATGCACGGTGGATTTTGTAAGCTGAAATCCTTCTGGGACTGATTCACCTAACATGCCTTTATCGTAATCTATACCTCTTTTTGCAAGCTTGGCTCTTATTCGGTTTATTGAACGATTACCAGATTTCATAGTTACACCGATGTTCTTGCTCGCATGTTGCATAGGGCAACCATCGTTGTCTATAATATATTGCAACAGCATATGTTGATTTTCAGATGATGCGTGTGGCAATAAAAATTCAGCCTCTTCTTTTGTCATAATTATCCTTTCGGTTTGTTTACAAATCCATCTGGCTTTCACGCAGATGCGTCTCAATCTCAAGAGCCGTCAAGTCCTCCGGTGGTTCCTCTCCGGTTTCCCGCTCGTATACGTCAGCAAGCGATTCACGCTTTAGGTCGGCGTTTGGTTCGTTCATCGCACACCCCCATCCAGCCAGCCACACAGCACGAATGCCCAAAACATCCCCCAAACCACTAGGAAAAGTAGCCCGCCGACAAATCGCCAGAATGCACGTTTGCGGTGTGCGTCTGCCAAGCGGTCCATGTAGTCGCTCGCTTGGCGCACCTCGTCTCGGTTGTAAACTGTAATGCTGTCGTATATGTTCATTCTCATTCTCCTTTTCGCAGGTTGGTTCGCTCCTGCTGAAAGTCCCTTACCACAAAGACAGACAGACAGTAAAATAAAAAAAGCAAAAAAAATGCAATTAAAACTTAGGTCCGAAAAAACGAACCGCCCAATACATTGGATAACGTACTCGCCTTGGTACGCCCAGATTCTCCATCGCCTCCAAAAAGATTCTCGCCGCATCCTTTGAGCTGACAGGCTTTTTGATACAGAGCCAGTCGTGCAAAATCGCTGCGGCTGTATACTGTCCAGAAGGCGGGAACAATCTCCAAAACGCTCGTGGAACGCTCGCTCCGTCTGACTCAAAACCAGACGGCACTTTTATCATGTGCGTCGTCGGAATGTCGGTGATATACGAAAGTGGCTCTTTGAGTCGGTAGATTTTGCCACCCGTTTTTGCGGGCAAGACCTCCACCACAGGATACCTGTCAAAGCGGGAAATCATTTATGCAACTCCCGTGCAATGAGCCACAGAAGGAACGCCTGGCTCGTGGAGCTGACAATCAACATGCCGATGATGATCGCTATGAGAATGTCATTCATTCGATAACCCCCAGCATAGCCGCAATCAGCAGGACCGTAACCATAAACATGCCCCACAGGATCAGACGACTCAGGAGTCGCTCGGTGCGGTCGGTCATTCCGCCACCTTTTCAATCTGCGGTTTCGGGTCCAATCCTTCGGCAATGTTTTCCAACAGCCAAATCCGTTGATTGACACATCCAGCGTTAAGCAGAACCAGTAGAATCAGTAGCTTTTTCATCACGCTTCCTTTTGAGTTTTTTCGCACGATTTCGCATCCATTTAGCCAGCGGTTTGCGGGACGCTTTGAGCAACTGCTCGCCGACGTCTTTGAGAATGAGAGTCAAAGCAGGGTTCATCTGACCCTCCGGGATCCACGCGGGAAGTGTCCACCGTCATCAAACGCCCGATTGTCGTGCGAATCTGACTCCGCACGATAGCCAGCCCGTGCCAACAGTCCGTGCGTCACTTCGTGATTTGCAATCCACGGGTGTAGCGGTCTGTAAATAATCATTCCTGAAATGTTTGCAGCACCGCCTACTTTCTGATTGCCCAACATACCGACACCCTGCTCGCCACCGTCAGGCAGTCGCCATATCTCAGTGGTTGGATTTATTATCAGGCGGTACGTTCCGGTTGGCTTTCGGACACGATCAAAGCCACGGCTCTGGAGTAGCGGGACCATGTGATTGATTGCGCCGTGAACCATCGCCCGCTCTTGTGGCGTGCCACCCGTCACACGGAAGTCCGAATCATTAGATCGGCAAGCGGAGAGCAGAAGGGTTGAGAGCAAGAGCCATCTCATTTTCGCTTCTCCACTGTGACTTCCGCCTCTACCAAATTCGCCGTCACGCCGATGTCCTCCTGCGTCCCCAAGAGAGCAGACTCAACGAGCGGGTTCCAACCGTCCTCAAAGATCGTGACCTTCTTCACGTCCTTGCGTTCCTCCGCATCTGCCATCCAGAACATTCGTTTGCCGTGGTCCAAAGTCGTGACAGGAGTTTTCAGTTTCTTCCCAATCAACCCGCCATGCCGAATCTTGCGGTTTGCATCAAACGCTTCTTTGCGTCCGTCCGGCCAGATGATTTGACCGAATCCGGCTTCAGGGTAGTATCCCCAATGATCGCGGGTGTGGACCTCACGGAATATAACCTGCGTGCCGTCGTCAAAGCGGAATTGATAGAGGACGTTTACAGGGTCAGGAGCGAACTCCCCGCTCTCCGGTACTGACATCGGGTCCACGGGCGGGCGGACCTCCTGCACTGGCTCCCGTGCGTCTGGTGCGTTGATGATCTCCGGTATGCGGTCGATCAACTCCTGCGGAATGGAGTTGCATCCTGACGTTACAAGCACCGCAAGCAGGATGATGGACCATAGGTATTTGTGGGTGCACGTATGTCGGTGTGTTTTCATCGTGCTCCTCCCACCAATCGACGCGACCCCTCTAGGTCAATCAAACCAACCCGCTCCTCCAAAAGTTTCATCCGTGCCTCCATTGCCCCAGCCTCCCGAGCGTCCTCTATCTCATGACGGTAAATCATCCGCTGAGATTCCTTGATGCCATGACGGTTTTCCTCTGCGTCCTTTTGTATAGGACCAATCCAAGACCATCCTATATAAGCGGCGATCCCTAAAGCTCCAAAAATCGCCTCCCATCGCATAGGCTTAGCACGATTCGCCGACCGAAACTCTTGAAGCAGCTGCGTTTGACCGTTAGCCAACGCATCGACCCCGACCTTGAGGCCAGAAACTTCGGTGGCGAGATGTGAAACGTCTTTTTGCGTTTCGCCGATTACCCGCCACACATCTGCATCGCTGTGGTCAGAGGTACGTTTGTTGGGAGTGTCAATGATGCCTGTCATGGGTCAGATTCCTTCAATAAGTGGCAGGTAAAGTTTAGCTTTCAAGGCGAGTGAGCGGGATTTCTGCTGCGGGGTCAATGCGTTAAGGGTTACTTATCAAACTCCGCAAGAATAGCCTCTTGTGCCTGTTGGATTTCAACAGGATATCCAGTGGTGTCGAATCCGGCAATGATTGCCCGACAAGCATCTACGTCACCTTGCTCTTTCCAGTAGGCATATTTCTCGAAAGGGAATTGTACTTTGAGGGTAGGAGGTAATTGGTCTGTGATTGCTTTCACGCGGTCCCACAAAGGTAACAAGACCCCTTCCCAACTCTCAGTCTCAGCATTCCATCGTTGTGACTGAAGGTGTTCCTGAGCCGGGGTCAATGCTCCGTCAATGAGGAAGAAACCTCCCGACCCATCGGCAATAGTCTGTGCCTGTTCATCGGTGATCTCTTCAAACCTCTGAGAGTTTCGAGGCTCGGTCTCTGATTCGATAACTCTGAATACTCGAAGTCTTGGTCCTAAAATTGCATATTTTTTCATTTGTTATTCTCCTATTTTAAAGTTGGTTGATCCATCCGAATTTCTGGTTGAGAGCCTCTGACAACTGTCGACCCAACGTGTCATGCCAATCGGGTTTCAAAGGCTTGACTTCGGGGCGGATGGTGTGGTCTCCGAAAGGCCAGCCTAGTTCGTGTTCCTGCGTGCACTGTTCGACGTTCTGAGTATTGTGGATAAACGGTTCTTCACCCAAGTATTCCCAGACGCGGTTCATGGTGGTCTGTGGGTCAGTGGTCAGGTCTTCCGCGTGGACGAACAGGACCTTGTCCCGGTGGTTCTTCGCGAGTTCGTGGATACGCTGGACAGCGATGCCTACGGGAGCACTGTCTAGCCAGAACTGGCAACGTCCTTCAATGGTCTGAACCCTTCCGGTGTCCTGCTGGGAGCATTCGAGTTGAAATCCGGGATGCTGTTGGTACTTCTTTTCCATGCTGGAGAGCACGCCGCGAATGTCCCGCACGGGGACGAGGAGCTTGGCTTTGGGGAACAGTTGGAACAGTAGGTTTGCGCTGCCAATCCAAGAGCGGCATTTGTCTACCACGATAGGGCGGTCAGTAACGGCGTTAAAGGCATTCTGGATACCGGAGCGCATGAAGTCGAGGTATAGGGCTTCCCCTTGCTTCGGGTCGGGGATCGTGCGGAACTCCTCTGTCTTGAAGAACGCCTTGGAGAGATACATGATTTCGTGAACGCCAGAGGTTCCCGTAGCATGGACACGTGGATTCTGGGCGAGCAGGTTCTGCAAGAGGGTACTGCAAGCGCGTGGGAGGCCGGATGTGTAGTGGATGGTTTTCATAGGTCTTTGATGACGGTGAGGGCTTTTCCGCCGATGGTGTCTGGGCCCGCCGTCCATGTTCCATCGGATGCACGGGCGTGGAGGGTGGTGACTCCTGTGCTCATGAGGGCGTTGGTTGCGTTCATGATCGTGCGGGTGACGTAGCAGTTTACATTGGTCAAACCGGAGCAGCTGTAGAACGCACCGCTTCCAATCGTGGTGACGGAATCAGGGATAGTCAGACTTCCGGTGAAACCGGAGCAGTTGCTGAACGCATAGTTTCCAAT